GACCCGATCGAGGTGTACCGCACGCAGCGCAGCGTTCGGATGGTGACCGAGTTCATCGCTCGCAACATCGCACAGGTCGGCTTGCACGCCTTCACGAAGGACGACAACGACGACCGCACACGGCTGCCCGCCGACCGTCGTCTCACCCGCTTGTTGAAGAGCCCGTCACCGGTCGCTACGCCGTACGACTTCCAGCACGACATGGCTCTCGATCTGTGCCTGTGGGAACGGTTCGCTGCGTTGATCGTCGAGAAGAACGGTGAGCTCGAACTCGTCCGGTTGCCGCCGAACATGTGGAAGTTCACTCGCGACTATCTGCATCGGCCTCGATCGATCTGCCGGGTGAAGGCGGACAAGTCGATCGTTGAGGTGCCGCTCTCGGAGTGCCTGTGGTTCGATGGCTACCCGGACGCCGGCCCGTCACCGATGCAGTCGCTTGCCGATCTGCTCGCTGAGGAACGCGAGTCGTCGAAGTACCGGCGTGAACTCTGGGAGAACGGTGGTCGCTGGCCCGGTTGGTTGGAACGTCCCGCCGACGCACCGCCCTGGTCGACACCGCGCGAGCCGGGCGGGAAGTCCGGTCGTGACCGGTTCAAAGAAGCGCTCGACGAGTACGCCGCCGGCGGTGATCGTGCCGGGAAGATCCCGCTCTGGGAAGACGGCATCAAGTACCACGAAGCCCAGTACGGGATCACCCCGGAATCGGGCCAGCAGCTCGAGACACGGAAGTTCTCGATCGCTGAGGTGTCGTCGTTCTTCCACCTGCCTCCGGTGTTCGCCGGTCTGCTCGACGACGCCAACTACTCGAACGTCAACGCCTACCGCGAGATCCTCTACAACGACGTGCTCGGCACGTGGTTTCAGCGAATCCAGCAGGGCTACAACGCCCGCCTGTTGCCGCACCCGCTGGTGGTCGCGGCGATGCTCGACTACGTCGAGTTCAACGTCGGCGAGAAGCTGCGCATGTCGTTCGACCAGCAAGCGAAGATCTTCCAGACCGCGACCGGTGGTCCGATCATGACGCGCAACGAGGCCCGAAAGCGGCTGAACCTGCCCGAGCTTGACGGCGCCGACGAGTTGATCGTCCCGATGAACGTGACCGAGGGTGGCCAGGCATCGCCGACCGACTCCGGCACCCAGAACGAGGAGTGACCCGATGCGTCCAAGCACCTCTGCCCAGGTCCGCAAAATGCTGTCGAACCGGGCGAACTCGCGCCCGTCGAACTCGGCACCGACGGTCGTCGTCAAGGACACGACCGCCACGATCCGCCTGTACGACCCGATCGACGACTACGGCGGCTGGTGGGGGATGAGCGCCGCCGAGATGGCCGACGCCGTCGACGAACTCCCGTCGAAGGTCACCGACATCCGCCTGTTGATCAACAGCCCGGGCGGTGACGTGTTCGACGGCATGGCGATCATGAACGTGTTGTCCGCTCACCCGGCGCGTGTCACCGCTGTCGTGCAAGGGCTCGCGGCGAGCGCCGCGTCGTTCATCGCTGTCGGTGTCGACGAGCTGGTCATGAACCCCGGATCGATGCTGATGATCCACGATGCCAGTACTGGTGTCTACGGGTGGGCGTCCGACATGCGCGAGGTCGCCGATCTGCTCGACAAGATCTCCGACAACATCGCCTCGATGTACGCCCGCAAGGCCGGCGGCGAGAACACCGACTGGCGTGACCTGATGCGCGCCGAGACGTGGTACACGGCTGATGAAGCCGTGACCGCCGGGCTCGCTGATCGGGTGCAGGCAACGAGCGAAGCTGACGCACCCGCCGACGCCGACCCTGCAGATTCCGACCCGGACCCGTTCCTCGACCGTTTGCTCACGGCCGATCAGGTCCGTTCGCACTTCGGTCTCCCCGAGTCCGCTGATCCCCTGATCGACGCCCACACGGGCGACGACGATGCCAACCGCATCGAATCCGGGCTCGATGGTCGCGACCGCGACCTCCTGGCCCTGCTCGACATCTGACGAGCGCTGAAACCCCCATCAACGAAAAGGAGGGCATCATGCCCAGCACCCTTGCCGAGCGCCTCGCCGAAGTCCGAGCCGAGGCCCAGCAGATCCAAGACACCGCCGACGAGGCGGGTCGCCCCAAGACCGACGAGGAGCAGTCCACGTTCGACGCGAAGATCGCCGAAGCGCAGACGATCCGCTCGGCGATCGAGGGCCAGAAGGCCGCACGCGAGTTCCTCGACGACCTCGACGGCATCGACGACGAGGTCGACGACAACACCTTCGGTGGCTCCCGGCCGACCCCCTACAACGGTCGAGAGCCCCGGGATCCCGGCGGTCGCGTCGTGGGCTCCGAGCAGTTCAAGGCGATGATGGCTCAGTTCCCCGACGGGCACGTCCCGAAGGGCGCGAACCCGACGATGGGCGCCGTGAAGCTCGGCAAGTTCAGCGACACGCTGCTCACCGACCCGGCGTTGTACCCGGTGCCGCACAAGCTGGCCCCGGCCGAACTGTCGGTCATCGACCTGTTCGAACACCTGAACGTGATCGAGGACTCGCCGAAGACGGTGCAGATCGACCGGGAGACGTTCACGAACAACGCCGCCGCCCACACCGAGGGTTCCGACACGGCGAAGGCCGAGAGCGAACTCGTCTACACCCCCGAAGAGGTCACCCTCGCAACCCTCGCTCACCACATCCCGGTGACCACGCAGGCGCTGAAGTACAACAGCATCCTGCGCAGCCGGATCAACAACCGTCTGATCAACGGTGTGCGCGCCAAGGCTCAGGCCGACGTCGCCTCGACGCTCGTCGCTTCGACGGGCCTGATGCAGCAGCAGGGGTTCGACACCGACCTCGCGACCACGATCCGCAAGGCGGTCACCAAGGCGATGCGCGGCATCATGGCGATCGGTGGCAACACCAACGTCAAGGTGCTGATCTCGCCGGAAGACCACGAGACGCTCGACCTCGAGCTGCTCGACGCCATGGTCGCGATGGCCGGTCAGGATCTCGCGCAGACGTCGACCATCTGGCGTTCGACCGTCGTCCCGGTCTACGGCCTCACCGAGGGCGTGTGCTTCGTCGGTGACTCCAAGCAGGTCGACTTCTACGTCGGCGCTGACGGCGTCACCGTGTCGACCGGCTGGGTCGACAAGCAGTTCATCCAGAACCGCATCACGTTCCTCGCCGAGATGGACGCGAAGGCGGCAGTGATCGGCGGTGCAGCGCTCGTCAAGACCGACCTCGACGGCGTCACCGAGCCGAACTTCAGCTGACCGACAACGGGTTCGACCCTGGGAACGTTCGAAGCGGCAGCGTCTGCTCCGCCCGTTCCCAGGGTCCGCCCTGATCCGAAGGGGGATCGACGTGATGAGAAAGACGACGGAGGAAGATCTGGCCCGCCAGCCGGACCTCGATGAGCTCGAAGGGTTCCTGTGGCGGCGAGAAGGCGCACGTCTGGCGTTCCTCGCCGAGCGTGTCCCCGACGGTGAATGCATCGTCGAGATCGGCTCGAACCGAGGGAAGTCCTCGTGCTTCCTGGCCCGCGGTTCGAAGGCCGGCAACCGAGGCAAGGTGCACTGCGTCGATCTGTGGACGCTCGGCGGCCAAGGCGAGTACCAGCATCTCGGGTTCGACGAAGAGGCGACGCTGGCCACGTTCCGACAGCAGGTCGCCGACAAGCAGATGAAGTCGATGATCGTCGAGCACATGGGCGATTCCGTCGAGGTCGCCGGCGACTGGTCCGGCCCGCCGATCGGGCTGATCTTCATCGACGGTGATCACCGCTACGAGGCCGTGAAAGCCGACGTCGAGGCGTGGCTGCCGCATCTCGCGCCGCAGGCGTGGGTGTGTTTCCACGACTACACCAAGACGTTCGGCAGCGAGATCACGCACTTCCCCGGCGTCGAGCAGTTCGTGCCCGAGTTCCTCGCCGGTCACGCCCACTCCGACGTGACCCGCACCGGACGTCTCGTCGCTGTCCAACTGCAATGAGGGCACTGGTCCTCGCTCACGGCGACGGTCGACGCTGGGCGAACGCTGCGGGCCGCGACTTCCTCGATCAGCCGAAACACTTCGTCGACGTCGACGGTGAGACGCTGATCTCCCGCCTGGTCCGTCAGCTCGCCGACCTGTTCGTCGACGTCATCGTCGTCGGACCTGACGACCGCTACCGGTTCGACGACGCCCGCCTGGTGACCCTCGACCACGACATCAACGGGTGCGGGTCGGACATGGGGAAGTTCCTCGACACCGAGCACCTCTGGTCGCCGACGGAACGCACCGTGATCCTGTGGGGCGACTGCTACTACGACGACGACCTGCTCGCCGCGATCGTCGCCCACAACGACGACCGCTACCACGTGTGGCGCCGTCCGGGCCGTTCCGAGGTGACCGGCGCCCGGTGGGATGAATCGTTCGCCGTGTCGTTCGGCCCGGCCGAACACGACGCGGTCACGACCGCTGCACGTTTCGTTGCCGACCTCGTCACAACCGGCCAGTTGAAGTCGTCGCACATCCGCACCCACATGGTCGCCATGTGCGGCCACACCGACCCTGCAGTCCTCGACGACCTCGACGTCGCGGCCGACTGCCCGAACCAGACCCACGTCGACGGCTGGTCCGACGACTTCGACTCGCCGAACGAATGGCGCGAGTGGATGCGCCGCCGCTTTCACCACGACGGGCACCGCGTCGGCGTGTGCATCCCGTGGTCCCCGGCCGACGTGTGGCGCAACAGCTCACACCGCTGGTGCCTCGAGTGGTGGGACCGTCTCGGTGTCGACGTGTTCATCGGTGGAGATCGCACCGACGGCCGGTTCCCGAACCGGTCAGCGATGCGGAACGACGCCGCCCGCCAAGCGAGCGCCGCCGGCTGCGACGTCCTGTTCTTCGCCGACTCCGACACGTTCGTGTCTCCCGAGCAGTTCTGGTCGTCGGTGTGCCTCGCCGTGCACCGCCAGCAGCTCGTCCTCGCGTTCTCCCGGTACGTGAGGGTCACCCGTCAGGCCACATCCCGCCTGATGCGCCGAGGATTCGACCTCAACGACCGGTCGGCACGACACCTGGTTCGCCGAGCGTACAAGTCGAACGGTCACATCTCAGGGGCGCTCGCGGTTCCCGCCGCGCTGTTCACCGAGACCGGCGGCTACGACGAACGATTCTCGCGATGGGGATACGAAGACCGGGCATTCCACCTCGCAGCGTGCACGCTCGCTGGTGACGCACCCCGGATCCCCGGCGACGCATACCACTGGTTCCATCCACCAGCCGTCGACCGTGACCGCAACGCACCCGACTCGATCGAAGCGGCCCGCCTGGCGCGCCGCTACTACATCGCCGCCGCCTGGGTGCCCGAAGACGGCGCCGTCCAACAGGCAATCGAACTCGGCCTCGTCGACCCGATCGTCCTCGCCGACGACGCCGGCCCGGACGTCGCCGCCGTCCGTTCGCTGCTCGCCGAACCCGGTGGCCCGCTCGCAGTTCTCGCACCGACGGGAGGTCAATGATGCCTCACCCCGTACTCGACACCGACTGGCCCGACGGGGATGCACTCCGCGCATGGCTGTCGTCGAACGCCGTCAGCATCCAGGTCGACACCGAACTCGTCGACGAAGTCATGGAAGACGCATCCGCCTCGATCTACGAATCGATCGACCCGGACAAGCTGCCCGAGAACACCGACAAGTGCCCGCGCAGCATCGCCCGGGCGATCGTGCTCGAAGCGGCCCGCCTGCTGTACCGGCGGCAATCACCGCACGGCATGGCTGCGTTCGGTGAAGTCGCTGTGCGGCTCCGCACCGCGGACGTCGACGTCGAGAAGCTCATCCGCCCCTACACCTTGGATCCCGAACCGTGAAGCTCAACACCGCCCAACAGGCGCTCGTCACCCACCTCGCCGACGTAGAAGTCGACCCGCTCGCCGCGGTCGTCCCTGTGTTCCCGGTCGCCTGGGGTGGATACGTGTGGGCAGCGCCCGACTGGATCGAACCGCCCGACGACGAGTCGTTCTGCGACACGCGCACCGTCGGCCTCGTCGTCGACCTCATTGCCTCGACCGTCGACATCGAGCACTCCCAGGCGTGGCTCAACGACCGCGTCGACGAAGTGTGGGCCGCTGGCGTCTGCGACATCGGTGACAACGACTCGACGTTCCCAGAGCGCGCCTCGCGCCCCGCTCGCTTCAGTGTCGACGGCGCCGGCGAGCTGCTCGTCGTCACCGTCACCTTCTCCCGATTCAACCTGGAGGACTGAGAGATGAACATTCGCCCCAAGTACGTCGCTGTGTGCACGTTCTCATGCGCCCGCCAGCGGTACAAGATCGGTGACCCGGTCGATCACCCGGTCGTGCTCGACACGGTGCTGCGGTTCGGTGAGCGCTTCGTCACGTCGACGACCACCAACCGCGACGCCGTCGACGACGGCGACCCGGGCCAGCCGCCGCGTTCCGGGGCCGGATCCGGCATCGCAGCGTGGCAGACCTACGCCGCACTCGTCGGCATCGACATCGCCGACGACGCGACCCGCGACGACATCATCGCCGCGGTCGATGCTGCTGCCCCCTCCGACGGCGACCCGCCCGAGGACCAACCCACCCCACCCGAATCCAGTGCCCCGGAGGTCACATCATGAGCGCAAAGCGCCTCTACGCCCCGTCGATCTTGATCGACGACGTCGAATACAAGTGCAAGTCCCGGTCGGTCGCATTGACCCCCGGCGATTGGATCAACTTCTGCGAGCAGGAGTGGACGCTGTCGGCCGAGATCGAACTCGGCTACGGCGCCACCGATTCGTGGAACCTTCTCGAAGCGTTGGAGGACACCGTCGTCACGGCCGTGCTCAAGCCCGAGGACGACACGGTCGCTGCGACGAACCCGTCGGCGACGGTGTCGATCCGGATGCCGGCGGTGCCGTTCATGACGGGCGCCCCGCGCGGTGAGCGCATGACGTTCGATCTCGAGGTGATCACCGAAGCACCTCCGGTGTTCGACGTCGGATCATGACGAAACCGTCGATCACCGTCGACGGCGCGGACGAGCTGCGCAAGGCGCTGCGCGCTGTCGACGGTGGTATCGACGACCTCAAGAACGCTCACGCCGTCGGCGCCAAGATCGTCGAGCGTCGTGCCTCCCAACTCGTCCCGCGAGTGTCGGGCACGTTGGCCGGCACGTTGCGTTCGTCCGGTCAGGCCGCGGGCGGTGTGGTCCGTGCTGGTCGGGCGTCGGTCCCGTACGCCGGGGTCCAGCACTTCGGGTGGGCTGCCCACAACATCCGACCTCAACCGTTCCTGTACGACGCTCTCGACTCTCGCCGTCAAGAGGTGCTCGACGTCTACGACAAGCAGGTCCGGTCACTCATCGACAAGAACGGGCTCGCCTGAGCCCAGATCCACAGGGGGATCACCATGGAAACCACCAACACCGACGAACCGCGCGCGTTCCCGCTGAGGTTGCGGTCACTCACGATGACCGAGCGACGCATCATGGCGTCCAAGTTCGCAGTGAACTGGGACGCGGTCGAACTCGACATGAGCGAAGTGCCGCAACCGGAGGACCGGGAGCACCCGACCGACGCCGAGAAGCTCGCGATCGCGAAGGCGTTCGTGCGCATCATCGGCCCGAACGAGCAGTTCGCGCTGCTGTTCACCGCTGTGAAGCGGCAACTCCCCGCCGCGACCGAGGCCGAGATCGCCCGCCGCGCTGACGCCGGCGAGTGGGTGCTCGACCTGTCGGAAGCGGACAAGACGGAGGTGCCAGCCGCCGACCCTTTGCCGCCACCGCCGACGACATCGAACGAGAGCTCCTGATCGAAGCCTGGGAGTGGTGCCTGTCGACCGGCATCTCCTGGGAGACGTACTGGACGTTGACCGCCACCGAGCTGTCCGCACTGTCGGAAGCATCTGAACGGGTCAACCGCCGCCGCAAGAAGTAGCCGAGGAGGTGAGCGCATGGCCTCAAAGTCGACGATCAACGTCCGCATCCTCGGTGACAACAAGGGCTTGAAAGGTGCGCTCGGCGAGTCGGACTCGATGATCGGCAAGTGGGCCGGGAACCTCGGTTCGCTCGTCAAGGGCGGCGCGATCGCTGCCGGTGTCGCTGTCGGTGCTGGTCTCACCAAGGGGTTCATGGATGCGCTCGCTGCGCAGGACAACGATGCGCTGATCGCTGCACGTCTCGGTGTGTCACCGGATCGTGCCGGTGAGCTCGGTGACATTGCTGCGTCCGCGTACCGCGACGCTTGGGGCGAATCGCTCGGTGATGTCACGAACGTCGTCACCGGTTTGGAGACGTCGTTCGAGGGGCTCGGCAACGCTGATCTTGATCGGCTCACCGGTCAGGCCATCGCGCTCGGTCAGGCGTTCGAGGTCGACACCGCCCAGGGCATCCAGACCGCATCCGAGCTGGTGTCGTCCGGTTTGGCGAAGTCGGCCGATGAGGCGTTCGATCTGTTGACCCGCGGTCTGCAGGAGATGCCGCAGGGCATTCGTGATGAGCTGTTCGCAGCGTCAAACGAGTACGGCGACTTCTTCGCTGATCTCGGGATCTCCGGTGACGTCGCGTTCGCGAAGCTCGCCGAGTACGCCGACGACGGCATCTATGGCATCGACAAGTTCGGTGACGCCCTCAAAGAACTGACGATCCGTGGCACCGACATGTCCGACGCGTCGTCGGCCGCGTACGACGCGGCCGGTCTGTCGATGGAGGACATGGCGAACCGGTTCCTCGCTGGCGGGGACGACGCTCGCAGCGCGGTGGAGGATCTCGTCGCCGGCCTGCTGGAGATCGAAGACCCGGCCGAGCAGGCCAACGCTGCGATCGCCCTGTTCGGCACGCCGCTCGAAGACCTGTCGGTGTCGGAAATCCCCGGGTTCCTCGAAGGGCTCACCGACCTGGAATCCGGCATGGGCGGCGTCGAGGGCGCCGCTGGTGACATGGCCGACACGTTGGGTGGCACGACGTCCGCGAAGATCGAGTCGTTCAAACGCAAGGCGCTCGGTGCGCTCGCCGACTTCGCTGCGAAGGAACTGATCCCACGGTTCGAGCAGGTCGTCGGCTGGTTCGAGCAGAACTGGCCGCAGATCAAAGCGACCGGTGAGCAGGTGTTCGCCGGGATCCGTACGGCGTGGGAGAGCGTCGGCCGCCCGGTGTTCGATGGTGTCATCGCCGTCGCTCAGTCGGTCGCTGTGTGGTTCCAAGACAACTGGCCGCAGATCCGTGCGGTCCTCGAGTCGGTGTTCACGTGGCTTGCAGAGGTGGCGTGGCCCGCTGTGCAGACGGTGTTCTCGGCGTTGACGACCGCAGCGCAGGCCGTCGCTGACTGGTTCGTGGACAACTGGCCGCAGATCCGTTCGGTGATCGACACGGTGTTCACGTGGCTGACAGATGTGGCGTGGCCCGCGGTGTCCGAGGTGCTCGGGTTCATGCGCGAGCAGTTCCAGGTCATCGTCGACTGGGTCGCGGAAAACTGGCCGAAGATCCAAGAGACCATCTCGACCGTCGTCGGTGCGATCCAGACCGTGATCGAAACGGTCCTCGGCGCGATCCGTGTGTTCTGGGAAACGTTCGGCGACGCCATCCTCACCGCGACCAGCGTGGTGTGGGATGCGATCAAGATCGTCGTCGAAACCGCGATCAACTCGGTCCTCGCGATCCTCGACACCGTGATGGCGCTGATCACCGGCGACTGGGAAGGCGCCTGGAACGGCATCAAAGACTTCGTCTCCGGGATCTGGGACGGCATCACCGAGTTCATCGACACCGCCATCCGCGGCATCTGGACGACGATCGACGACATCCTCGGTGGCATCCTCCGCACGTTCGAGCGGGTGTGGGACGCGATCGCGAAGGTCGTCGACGACACGTGGGAAGACATCAAGGGATTCATCAACGGCGCCCTCGACGCGATCGGCACCGCGATCGACACACTCCGCGGCGGTTGGGAAACCGCGTGGGGTCTGATCGAGTCGGCGGTGTCCACCGCAGCGTCCGGAATCGAAACGATCCTGGGCCCGTTCATCGAGCTGGTGCAACGGGCGATCGACCTCGCCGAACGGTTCACCGACCTGAACCCGTTCGACGGGTCGTTCCTCGGGTTCG